GAGAAGCGCAGCACCGCCTAGTCTTCGAGACATGGTTGCCAGCATCGGCAGAGTTCATTGCATCGCTTACCCCAGAGTTGCAGCAGCAGTTGCAGCAGTGGCGTGATCGTAAGCAGTCACCTCCGGGTGTTGAGGCTATCTTAGAAGTACGCTTCCCTAACGCTGAACGGTACGGCACAGATAAGCAAGGGCGGCCAAAAGGTCCAAGCGGAGATCAACTCTACAGTGCTGTACTTTCTATACTTGCAAACGAAGTAGGATGGACTAATGAGCAGTTTTCTTCACTAAGAGACAACACATTGACATCCCAGCCACCAGTCGCTTCAGCAACACGAGCAAATGACATTATCAAGCAGCGAGTCATCGGTGGCGATCCTAGGTTTGATTGATGCAGGTTCACCGTAGCGGAAAGCATGTGAAGTGCGAGAACTGCCCACGGACTATCGGCATCATCAATCTGGGGCTTCTTCACGTGAAGGCTGGCGACCAAGTTGTAGTCACTGGTGCGTGTTCAGTAATATGTAAATGTGGGTTTATGAATCACGTTGCTTTGCAAGAAGTAGACGAGTAACGTAAACTCGCATAGACAACCGAATACATTTTGGGCAAGTCCCGTTCAACGCAGTTCTGCTGTGATGGCGGGGCTTTTTTATTTTAAGAGGACTTTATGGTCACACCAAACGAGACAATCGTTTCCTCTGAAGTTGATTCCTCCCCAGAAGTTACTGACTCTCTCTCCATAGACGGCGACCAGCCGCTTGTACCAGCCGACTGGGACTCGCAACAGGACGCAGAAGTGGCGACGGAAGAAGTAACTGATACTGGCGACGAGACAGCCTCCGACGAAAGCGACACTCAACCCGAAGAAACCTCTGAGACAGCACCGACAGAAGGCGAAACGCCTGAACCTCGGACGTACTCTCAGGAAGAACGTAACAACCAAGAGTCTGCCTACAGAAGGCAGTTCGCCGAACAGCAGCAGCAGATCACAGATATGCAGGCTCAGATGGCGAGGCAGCAGGATCAATATCAGACCCAACTTGTTGACGCTGAAGTTCGAGCATACACATCGGCACTGGAAACCCAGTACCAAGAAGACGGTATGGACGAAGGACAGGCTAAGACGAGGGCGCAGCGTGAACTCGCTGCTGCTAAACAGGACTGGTTGAACACCCAAGAAAACCAGCAGTTGAAGCAACGCATTGCACAAACAGAAGCAAACGCCGCTTTAGTTGCTCGAAATACTTCGGTTGAACGAATGATGCAGGAACACGGTGTGCCAGAGGGCGACAGAGAACTCCTACAGGGGTACTCAGACCCTGCACTAATGGTTCGTGCAGCAACAAGACTCGGTGCAGCCGAGAAACTTAAAACAGAATCAATAGCGGCTAGACAAGCGGAAGTCCCTAACGGTGCTGAATCGGGAACATTCGATTCACCAGCGGGTGCGGCAAGTGGCATGACGGATACTCAGTGGTTGGACGCATACTCCAACGACCGGCTTCCAGACACCACAGCCAACGACGAACGGGCATTCAAAATCCTTAGTTCTCGTGGGATGGCTCCGCAAATTCACTAGCCAGAGGAAAAACAAATGGCAGTCGGTAATACGATTACAGATAGTCTGGCTGATTCACTACCTACGTTGAACACCCAGGCACGTATCGTTCGTAAGTACGCAGGCGTTATGCCCCAGATCGTTGACCGGGTTACGCTCGGCAAGGGTGTGGGTCTTGACTGGCGGGAAATCTCTCTCGCTCAACTCACGGCGCAGAACATCACTGAAACCACTGAAGAGGACAACCCTCAGCAGCTTTCAGACTCTCTGTTGACCGTCACTCCAAGCATGATTTCAGTTCACACAGTCATCACTGACCGAGTGGCACTGCGAATCTCGCAAAACGTGTTCGCTAAGACTGGTTCTCTTGGTCAGCAAGCAATCGAAACCCAGAAGGACAAGGACGGTCTAACTGTTCTTGACGGAGCCACCACTTCCCTTGCAGGAACTGGCGCGACTCTCACTTCCGCTCACATCGCTGCTGCTGCATACCGCATCCGTGGTAACACTGTTGAACCTTGGGCGGGACCGATAGCATTCGTGCTTCACTCCTACCAGATGAAAGACCTGTTCGATGAACTCGTCGCCGGTGTTGGTACATACGATGTATCCGCTGGTGGCTTGTCGGCAGAAGTCTTCAAGAACTCGTTCATGCTGCCTATTGCAAACGCAAAGGCTTACACCGACGACAACATCGCCATTGACTCCACACCGGATGCCAAGGGTGGCGTGTTCGCTTCTGGTGTGAACGGCGGAATTGTTCTTGTTCAGGGTCGAGCACCCAACATCAAGACAGTCCGAAACGAGTTTCTTGGTGGCGGTGCTACTAACGTGCTACATCGTGACGAGTACGCTTACGCTGAACGACAGTCTGAATGGGTTTACGAGATCCTTTCGGACGCAACTGCACCTACCAGCTAGTAGGTAACTAAATAGCCTACGATCCCCTGTTGCCGACTGGCACGAAAGGGACTAGGCGAGGAAAATCAAATGGCAGAAATTCAAAGCCAATTCGGAAAACTTGAAGTCTGGAACGACTTCCTTGCTCCACAGGGCGACCTGACTTGGGGTACTGGTGTTGTTGAACTTGGCGGCGGCGTGGCGATGGTGTCCGTAAATGAAGGAACCATCAACGACGTTGCTGACGAGGGCGGTGGGGTACTTCAGTTCCTTACCGACACTGGCGACAACGACAACGTTTGTCTTATCTCAGGCAAGTTCGAGGCTTCTGAGGGCGCAGTAATGGAAGCACGTTTCAAGGTCGCTGACGATCTTGGAGTGGGCATCTTCGCTGGCTTCTCAGAGACAATGGCTCTTGACACACCTGTAGTTCCTGCTGAGTTCGCTACCACTACCATGACCTACAACGGTACTGGTGGAATGGTTGGAGCACAGTACGACACTGACGGTACGACTGACGGCTGGCGCGCAGTAATGGGCGACGGTGGTGCTGCTGTAGCGAGTTCCGCAAACGGAATCTTGTCTACTGCAACTGCACCTTCAGCAGATCAGTGGCAGATCGTTCGTGCTCACTTGAACCCAGACGGTTCGGGTGAAGTTTACGTCGATGGCAAACTCATCAAGAAGTTCACTGCTGGTCTTACAGCAACGGACTTGTTCTACGCAGTTCTCATTGTTGAGAACCGCACAGCGGCTGCTCGTGAAGTGGAAGTCGATTACTTCTACGCTCGTGGCAACCGTGACTGGAACCAATAAGCACTGATTGAAGCCCTCGCCCTTCGGGGCGGGGGCAACTACTAAGCGTTGCATCCTTCTGGGGTGGCGTATAAAAGGAAACACAATGGCTATCTGGGAAACGACCCAAAACAGTTTTTAGGGAGTCAATCATGCCAACATTTGAAGTAACCGCCCAGCGAGGCGAAGATATCTGGGAACTGCTTGAGGCTGAGAAGGCGAAACACGCTGACCACTTCTACCGTTATCCACCAGAGTTCTACGAGACTGGAAGCGCAACTACAGCTATCCAGACATATCAAGTGGTCGCAGACGCAACCACAGAAGAAGTCGCTGTTGAGGCGACAACGTGTGAAGCCAAGAAGATTCTTGGTGGTGTGTGTGGGCGGGAACTTCCCTGCCGGTATCACAAATAAGAAACCCTAATTCAAGTGCGACCCTAAGTTCGCATTTGGTAGTGGGAGTAGAACCAAATGGTGACTAGAACAACTACGTTTGCGGTAAACAACGACGAGCCAGCTATGTTACTGAAGGAGTTCAATAAAGACGGCTCCCGATGGCAGACTGTGCATGTAGTCCGTAACGACGAGATTGCAGAGTACACTGAGAAATTAGGACCGACCTCGCTTTATGAGTTTGGCCCGATCAACATTATTGGGGGCAACCCCGAAACAGGCGAAATCATCGAGACTGTTGGAAGTCTTCGAGATGTAGCCAACGACCTGCGCTTTTACGGTAACTCTGACGATGCTTACGATGCTGAATCTGGTGCAACCAGTGAACAGTGGGTGGCGGCATACCACGAGGAACGTGAGCGGAGAGAAAAAGGAAACCGAATATGGTCACCCGTGACGAAACCACTTCTGTAAATATGGTGGATGGTAAATCTGTAGAGGAGTTAGCACTCGACGCTGAATCGGCAATCAGGGACGGCATGAAAAATGATGACACCGTTGCCATTGAAAGGGGTCTAGCCGGTAAAGTTGAAATGCTCGACGCTGGGCATTCTTGGGTTTACGACGTTCGTAACTACCAACGATCTAAAATAAATAACAACATGCTCCGGTCGCAGTTGCAGAAGACGGACACTGACGTTACTTCTGCTCACTACGGCAGGCGTGTGTTCACCACAGAGAACCTGTGGGCAAAGGGTTTGCAGCCGGTAAAGGGAACCTTCAAGTGCTTCTTGCACAAGGACTCACCCGACCGAGCCAAGTGGAACCAGATGGGTTACGCAGTCTGCCCCGCAGGTAGCCTCGCATCACCGTCCAATCAAGAGTCTCACGCCAAGCGCACCCACAAAGCAGAGTGGGCGGCTATTCAGGCAGAGGCAGAACGTACTCGCCAGCAGAAGGCTGACCAGTTGGCTGACCTCAATATCGCAGCATTGCTACGGGCGCAAGGAATCACACCTGAAGCCCCTGTTGCTGCTGATCCCGTTGTAGTTGCTCCAGAGTGGACTCCATCACTGATCGTCGAGGACTCTTTACCGACCGTGGTAACAGATCCAGCATGGACTCCATCTTCAGGTACGTGCCAGCAGTGCGACTGGAAATACGGCGGTGCATCTAAAAAGGCTGGCGGTCGCAGGGCGGCTTACTACTCACACAAGAAGTCTCACGAATAGGCAGACATGGCAGTAATCATTCCGAAACCTAGGGAAGACCTTAGAGTCCACATTGGTGAGGAGTATGGAGGATTGCAACTTCATACTGCCACCAGTGCTGGCACGACCTCGACCTTTGTTGATTCAGAGTTGGAAGCTACGGACGATTACATCAACGGTCGGTACTGGCGGTCAACGTCTGGTACGAACGACGGTGTGACTAGGTTCGTTGATGACTACGTTGGTTCCACCAAAACAGGAACCCTTCGTGGCGACGTTCTAGCGGCTTTGGTTGCTGACGGAGATACCTATGAACTATGGGATGGCGACATTGACCCACGTGCTGTTGATCGGACGATCAATCGTGCAATACAGTCGATACCTCGCAAGGGTGCTCCACCACTCAGGGACATTTCGCTCCACACATCTTCTACGATAAAGACGTACACGATACCCACAGCGGTAGTCGGTATTTCCCAGATTCAACTTCGGATGAATCACAAAGAGAAAGTTATCCACAACGCTGACAGCCTTTGGAGCGAGCAGGGAACCGTGGGCAGCGTGACATCTACGTTGGACTCCGAGTTCAAGCGTGAGGGTTCCGGTTCCAACAAGCACGTTCTGGCTGCTGGATTGGCAGCGGGAACCATCATTGCGTCTGAAGCTATTTCTAGCCTAGACCTCTCAAGCATGACGCACGCAGAGTTCTGGATTACGTCAACTGTGGCTACGACAGCCGGTGATCTTGAGTTACTACTCGATGACACAGCCGCTTGTGCTTCCCCAGTTGAAACGCTTAGTGTTCCAGCCCTTGTAGCAGATACTCCTAAATTCGTTCGTGTCGCTCTGGCAAATCCGGGGCTGGACACTGCGATCATTTCTGTTGGGCTGAAGCACACTAACGACATCGGTGCAGCGACTGTTCACATCGACGGTGTTCGCGCCGTTACTGACGATACTGGCGACTGGGTAACCATTCACCGGAACGACTGGACAGTGGACAAAGACGCTCGCACGTTCTCTATACGAGCCGGTGGATACCACTTGGTCAAGTTGCTTGGCGTGAAGAAGCCAACTGAGTTGAACGCTGACGCTACTGAGTGCGACATAGAGCCTGAGTACATCGTGTTCAGGTCTATTGCTATCTTGCTTCGCTCTCGTGGCGACAGACGAGGGGGCAACCGTGACGCAGCATACTTAGAAGCAGATCGCTACGAGGCGTTGGCGTTGAACGCTATCTCTAACAGCAGCACTCCTAGCGGAACTGTGTGGGTGGACAATTGACCCCAAGTTCAAGGTTCACACCATCTAAGGACGCTGTTTTTGAAACTCAATCCAATACAGGACTAAACATCAACAGCAGTGGAGCAGTTACAGCATCCTTTGATATACACGGGCATAAATATGTAGCGTGGTCTGGGGCGTTGGCAACAGGTACGTGGGCGGCTGCCGTAGTAACACTTCAGTCTTCCCTTGATGGAACGAATTGGTTTGACACAGCATCAACACTTACAGCGGCAGGACTCAAAGACAATGTACAAGTATCTGCACTGTTCGTTCGTGCGAAAGTGACAACTGTGGAGAGTGGTGTTGGAACAGCAGACATATATTTTGTGGCGAAATAGGCTTCACTAATGCCAGAAGATATCGGCGTACTAAATATCAACGCAGCAGGAACCGCTGAGACGTTCGCAAGCGACCTCAGTTCGACCTCAGTTATCCGCGCCGCTTCAGTTGTCACCTCGATACTCTTCAAGGCTCCAGTGACCAACGCTGGAAACGTGTATATCGGGCTGCTGGATAGGGCGGGGAATACGTCTGTGCAGAACGATGGCACGCTTGGCTTCACGTTGCAGCCGGGAGAGTCGCTTTCAAAGGACAATATCTCTGAGAAGTTTGGTCACTGGGAAGGTGACGCTGCAACAACGAGCGACAAGATCGAATGGTCGGCTACGTTCCAAGCGGGGGCAACTGCTTAAATGGCGAACGACCGAGCGATTGAACGCAACACGATTATTATCGACCGCAAGACCTACTGGACTGACGGCAAGGTTCGGCTGTTCGATGCTGCTCAGGCTCCCGGCAAGATTGTCATTGGTGAAGTATCAGCAGCCGACAACCCGAACGCTTCCGAGTGGAACATAGACGATCTACGTGGGGGTATCGGCGTAGAGATAGCCGACCCAGCACAGGACGCTGACCGTGCGTGGTGGTCTACGCTCGACCTACGGCGCAAGGGTCGCTTCTTCTTGCAACGGTTGGCGACCAAGACTTCCATCTCTCCTGCTGCTGACGTTGGCGTAATGTCCGAGTTCAAGAACGCCATGTACGCCACGTTCTCCACGGCTGTTCACACATATAACAACTCGACCGACACTTGGGGTGCTTCGCTTCAGACGCTGGACGCTGCCGCTACCGACATGGCTCAAGGCTTGGTTGGTGGCACAGAAACGCTGGTGATCGCAACGGGTACGTCGCTGTACTACTCGACTGACGGTTCGGCGTGGACTCCGAATACTGAGAACATCAAGTACGTCGTGTTCTGGAAAGACCTTCTGTGGGGTATGACAAACACAGGGCAGCTTTACTACACGGACGATCTCTCGGCTGGCTGGTCTTCAGACGCTCTCTTACAGATGCCAGCGGGTTACATCAAGGGCATGTTGGTATCTCGTGGGCGAGATCAAGAAGAGCACATATTTGCGTCAACTAAGGTTGGGCTTGCCGTTCACGACGATGTGAACCAACGGTTCCTAACCCCTGCTGAGTTGAGGTTCCCGTATCACAACGATGCCGGTCAAGGTGCAACCGTATGGCGCGGTGATATCTACTACCCAGCCGGTAACGCTGTCTACAAGATTCAGATTGGCGACTCAACTCTCATTATTCCAGTGGGTCCCGACCTCGATCACGGCTTGCCACAAGACAGGCGTGGCGTAATCAAACAACTGCTCGGCACACACAACGACCTGATTGCACTACTAGACGCTTCAGCAGCGTCAGGAATCAGTACCCCAGCCCGTGTTTCCCGTGGTGTTGGGAAACATCATGGCTTCACTGCTGGTGTATCCCAAGGGTTCTCAGAAGTTCTTGGTCGAGATGACCGTGGGTGGGAAGTGAAGTGGGTTACGGGAACGTCTGGTCGTGGTATTTCAACAGGGGTTGTGGCTAACGCTTACAGCACCTATCGCATGTGGTGGTCAGAGAACCAAGAGATTTACTACCAAGCCTTGCCGGTTGACGTAGTGAATCCGCTTCAGGTTCCGACATCTACATACGCTGCTGACGGCTTGTTGGAGACTCCGTGGAACGACATGGGTATCCGCAACCAGACGAAGGTTGCTTTGGACGTTCTTGTTGAGTCGGTCAGTCCTACAACGAGCGAATATCTCACAGTCGAGTACGCCAAGAACTACGACGATACCTCTGTTGGTGCGTACACGTTGCTGACGAACACGGCTTACACAGACGGTCGTATCAACGTCACTGGGGAAACCAAGTTCCGCATTCTTGTGGGCGGCGACCCAATCGGTGACGTATTCAGGGCTATCAAGTTCCGAGTGAAGATGGTTCGTGGCTCAACGACAACGAGTACACCGCAACTAATCAAGTTGACTCTCGTATGGGATAACAAGATCAATGTTCTCTACGGTATTTCTACGGTTATTCAGGTCAAAGAGAAATCCCCTGACGGTCGCAACGTGAAGCAACAGGTTCTCGACCTGAAGGCTTCCAAGGCTAAAGGCGAACTCTCTGAGGTGACCTACCGCAACAACACGACCGAGTCAGAGAACTACTACATGCGGATACGTGACCTTCAGAGTCTCGAAGAGGCTGGTGGAGAGTACAAGGTGGGCGACTGGAACGTAACGGCAATCGAGCCAAGGCAATCGAGGGATCGCTAATGGTTCAGTCCTTCAGGCGTAAGCCGGTACAGAACACTCGCACAGTTACAGGGCGACCCGTTGAGCAAGTCCCTGAGTGGTGGCTTGCCCTCGGTGGAAGCAAGCCTGAATACTGGATATACCGCGCCATCACCCGTACTGGGCGACTCATGGAAGCGGGAGATTTCTCGTACCAGTCGAAGAAGTTCGGCGGTCGTATGGAGCGTGGCGGGGCAGTCGTGGACTTCATCATCAAAAGCCCTTATATCGGCATCAATGTTCAGTCACTTTATTTCCACAACCGAACGTCAGGGCAGAGGGCGCATGACGCTATTCTGCGTGCTCAACTTGAGGCTGACGGACTTAGGGTAGAATTCATCTCAGAAGAAGAAGCGATCAACAGACCAGACGCAGCAGTTCGTGAGGCTCTGGCTGGTACACGAGGCAAGGGGCCGTTAGGAATCTAATATGGCAAACGACTTTACAGGCGTATTCCAAGACGCAGACGGTAACGCTATCGGTGATGGCTCAACGGTCAACGTGTTCCTTTACGCAGAGGGAACAACGACTCCGGTGCTTGCCCAAGCGATCAGCCAGACCACGGGTGTCTGGAAGTTCAACAGTGGCGAGTCCACTAACGGCGAATCGCCCGACCAGATTTACACAACTCCAGGTCGATACGATATCAAACTGGTGAACGGTGCTGAAATCCACTGGCTGCGTGCTAGTGACCAGTACCAAGTCACCTCGTTCGAGGCACGCAACAACCGTGCTATCACTGCTCCTGCTGCCAAGATAGTCAACACGGCTAGCGGTGCAAGCAACTTGGTTGCCGAGTTCGGCGTGCGTTCGGCTACTGAGTCGAGCGGTGTTGAAACACCGGACACTCCTAGCGACAACGATGAAGGTTACATCGACTACACGATCACGAACGACAACGCTACTCCGCAGGATTGGATTGCCGGTAAGTTCACTTGGGTTGGCACGGACGTATCTGATGGTACTGAAGACGCACAACTTAAGTGGGGCGTGATGACTGGTGGCA